TCCCAAAATCCTTCATTAGCTTGTTGATCCGCGTTCGAGCGCCCTGGGCGGTCGCATGACTCGACGCTAGGTAGTTCTGCAGACTGGTTAGCGCTTTATCGAACGCCTGCTGCTGGACGTACTGGGTACCCTGCAGCGCCGCGCGTTCCTGTTCGGCTTGTTTCTGCAGCGCTGCAGCTCGAATGTCATAGGTCGCTTGGTCGTAGGCCTGCTGCGCCGCCAGTCGTTCATCGTCGGTCGACGCTGCCGCCATTTGCGACTGGGCGGCTGCTAGCGCCTGCTGGCGCTGCGCCTCAGCCCGGGCAGCTTCCATGTTCGCCAGTTCGATTTCGGCGGGGGTCTTAGCCGCCTGCTGCGACGCGCCGAACGCCTGCTGCAGATAACCGCCGAGTTGCGTCGCAGCGGTCGACAGGGGACCTCGGGCCGCGCGGATTGCAGCGACCGCCATATTCGCTGCCGCCTGCTGCGCCTTGGGGATCGACGCGTTTATCCCGTTGGCGAACCCCTGAACCGTGTCCTGCCCGAACGAGTAAAAGACTTTCGACGGCGACCCGATCCCGAGGATTCCTTTCGCAGCGTTCATCGCGCCGTGAGCGACTTTCGACGCCGCCGACGCTGCAGCGCCGACCATGGATTCGATTCCATGGACGAACCCCAAAACGAGGTCGCGGCCAGCCGAAACCAGCCAACCGGCGGCACCGCTGAACGCGCCCTTTACGGCAGCGACGATCGCGCGAGCGGCAGCGCCCGCAGCGCCAACCCCAGCGCGGATCGCGCCGACGAGCGACGTCATGGCGCGACGGACGACCCCGACGATGGCTGCGAACCCGGACGAAATAGCGCCACGGATCGCGCCCAGGACGGCGGTAATCGCTCCCTTTACCGCGTTCCACGCAGCGACCGTCGCCGACTTGATAGCCGCCCAGTTACGAATAACGAGCGCCAGCGCGATCCCCAGCGGCCCGGCAATGATGGCGACGAGGAGCGGCCAGTTCGACCGAATCCAATTGAATACGGCCGTAACCGCCGACTTGATCCCGTTTACCGCAGCGACGACCGCAGCTCGAACCGCGTTCCAACCCGTGATAAGCGCCGCCTTGACGGTCGACCAGTTCCGAACGAGCAGGTAAAGACCGACACCCAGGGCGGCGATGATCCCGATAACGATGGCAATGGGAGCGAGCAGGCCCGCCGACAACGCCGCCGATACCGCGAGCGCAGCGTTCAGGACGACGAACGCCGCTGCCAGGGCGAACACCGCGATAACCAGCGCCTTGAACGCTGCCGGGTGTTCAGTCAGGAACTTGGTAATCGCAATGAACGCGGGGGCTAGCTGGCTAACCATTTCCCCAGCCAGGTTGCTGAACGATTCCTTTAGCTTGTTCACCTGACCCGGAAGGGTGTTCCCGACCGCTTCGGCCGATCCGCCGAACTCGCGATTCAGTTCGGCCAGAATGATTTTCTGCGCCTTGAGAGTGTCGCCATGTTTGACCAGGGTCGCTATCTGTTCCTTCTGCGCCGCCGTGAACGACACCCCGACCCGCTGCAGCGCGGTAATCCCCTTGACGGGATCGTTCAGCGCCTTACCTAGCTGGATCGCTGACGTTTTCGTGTCCTGACCTAGCGCGACCGACATATCGAGCATGGTCCGGGTCGCCTGGTTGAAAATGTCGTTCCCCTTCCCCGCCACGTTCTGGACCTTGGTAAACGTGAGCAGGAGGTTTTCGCCCGACTGAATCGCCTCGTCATCCATCCCCGACTTGTTCATTAGCGCCGTGGCCATCCCCTCGATCTGTTTCGCCGATACCCCCGCAGCGCCGCCGGTCGACTTGAGGACCGCTTCCGTCTGAGCGCCGACCTTGGCCGCTTGGCTCATTTCGTCGATCCCCGTTTTCAGCCCGACCGCGAGCAGCGCCAACCCGCCAGCGCCACCCGCGACGACCGCCGCTTTGCCGACGCCCTTTAGGTTCTGGCCGAACGACTTACCGCTATCGCTGGCGTCCTTGAACCCTTTTTTCAGGTCGTCGGTAACCGCCTTGAATACGACATTGATAACGGGGGAACCGGCCATCGTTACCGCTTCCTCTGCTGCGCCTTACGAATCGCCCGGGCCTGCGCCTTGACGTCGTTTTCCGCGAAGCGCCAAAACGCCTGATACTCGGCGGGCGTCAACTCGTCGACGTCGCGCGGCGTCATTCGCCAGTAGCGGCAGAATGCGGCGAGGTTGTCGGCGGCGACCCGTTCATAGGGTCCAGCGGCGCAGCGTCGGTCGCCCGGACCTCGATAACGACGTCGAGCATTTCTTCCCAGGCGATCGGATGACCCGCCCGGCGCAGTTTCAGCCAAGCGAGGACGGCGAACTTGTCGTCGGTGTCCTCGTCACTGATTACCTGCGTGAACGATCGGCCAAGGATCGCCTTGACCTCCTGCAGCTCGCGGGGCGTGAACCGTGGCGCTGCGACGTCCTCCTGATAAAGCGTTACCTCTGTCGGGGTTTCTAGGGCGATGGCCATTGCATCCCTTCAATCGCTCGTTCAGCCGCCTGGGTGCCCGCTGCGACTAGCAGCGGTTCGGCATCCATCGCGGCCGGGTACAGGAAATTTCCGGTCGGGGAATGGGGGAACCCGCGACCGCCGAACTCGACGTACTGGGCGTAAGCGACCCCGTCGCCCATGGCGACGATCGCGCCGTCGCCCTGGTTCCGACTGAGGACCGAGGCGGCAAGTCGTCCGGTTCGGTGGGGCAGCGACGAGCGGATATGCCCGGCCGTGCGGTCGGCGACCTTCCCGAACTCGCTCGTCGCCGTCTTGTCGATCCGACCCGCGAGGATTCTGGTTCCCTCGGCGAGTTCCGCGACCCCCTCGACCCGGACCTCGACCCCGTCCGGCATTACTTACCCGCCGCTTCCTTGGCTGCTGCCGCTGCTGCTGCTGCCGTCGCGGTTTCCCGCTTCACTGGCGGACCGTCGAGCGACCATTCGAGTTCGACTTCGGACGCGTCGCCCGCGTCGCCGTTGATCGGCGCGTAAGGCTGCGGGATGACCAAACCCGACCATGCCGGGTTATCCGGTCCGATCGCCTGCGACTTGTAACCGACGACCTCGAACGCGACTGGTTCGCCGAACGCGACCGCCGCCGAAAGGACGTCCTCCGTCGCGTCGGTATCGAACGACTGATAGAGCGTTGCGACGAGCGCCCATTTCACGGTCCCGGGGTAATCCTTGGACCCGCACATAGTGTCCAGCGTCGTCGTTGAGACGTCGGGCGACAGCTCGATATGGTTCGTAACGCAGGCGAGTTCCTTCAAGTTCGTAATCGTGTCGTCGGTCGAAATTTTCAGGCTGGCGTCGTTCAGAATGAGCGGTTGCGGTTCTCCGGCCATCGGTTCCCCTTCCTTTCCTTTAGACCGTCACTGGGAGGTCGAAAAAGATTCGAGCGCCCAGATAGGTGACGTTTGCAATGTCGTAACGCCGCGGCGCGTCGAGCGTCGCTATCGGCCAGGGATACGGGTCCGCCCGCAACCGCTCGACCGCATAGGCGACGAGTGATTCGAGCATGGCGATTCCCGGCCCAGGTTCGACCCGCGACGCGACCGCGAGGATTTCAAAACGGGCGGTCCACAACCCCGACCCGTTCATTCCAACCCCGATCGACTGCGGTTCTAGCCAGGGGTCGCCCCACAGGAGCATTAGCGCAGGCGGCGAAAGCGAGTCGACGACGTCGACGAGGACCGTAGGGTCCGAATCGCTGGCGGGTTCGAGGGCGGCCGCAGCTCGCCCCCGAACCTCGTCTAGCGCCAGCGTTCCCGCCACCCTAAGCGATTCCCCATTGCCGTTTCAGCGGCGTCAGGGTGAACGCGTGTCGGTTGAACCCGTCACGGGGAGCCTGCAGCGCTCCCGTTTGGTCGAACCCGATTACGCCGAACGCTGCGTCTTGCGATTTGAACCATTCGACCGCCCGTAGGACGTTCACCCGATTGGCCAGCGGGTCGCCGGTCGGAATCGGGTCGTCGTCGGGGCGGTCGCAGTCATGGTCGATTTCGACCGCCGCAGCGTCAAGACAAGCTTGCAGCGCCGCCGAGTTTTCCGGGGTCGCCCGGACCCGCAGCGCTGCGGCTAGTTCGTCTGTCGTTGCGTAGGCCATCGTCCCGGGTTAGCTCGATTTCGAGGAGGTCGACCGCGTCGACGACCCAGTCACGGCGGGCGCTCCCAGTTCACGGAATGCCGTCGCGTCGATTACCTGGGCCAGAAACGCTCCCACGACCCCGACCTCGAACCCGGCGATCGACGGTTCGACCGCCCGCAGCTCGACCGGCGCTCCCGCATTCTCCGCCGTCAGGAATTGGTCGAACGCGCCGACGACCGCATACGGAGCCGTGAACCCGCCCGAAATGACTAGCTGCAGACCGGCAACCGTTCCCGTTCCCGTCGACAGGTTCCCCGACCCCGCAGCGATGAAAACGGGAGCCTCGGAACCGACGATCCCGAGCAGGGCGTAACCCGTCGCGACGTCGGTAGCCAGGGTGTCGGCCCGGCGTCCAGACGAGTCGTAAATCTCGCCCGCCGCCTGCGTAATCGCAGCGATCCAGCCCGCGAGGTCGTTCGACGCAACGGGGATCGCCGTTCCCGCGATCGCTTCCAGCGCGGCGCAGGCAACCCCTTCCGTTGTGTGAGCGTAAGCCTCGGCCGCGAGGTCGAACCAAAGCGCCAACGCGTCGGGGTTCGACCAAACGACGTCCTGCCATGACAGGTCGCCCGACCCGCCGTAGACCTTGGCGTTCGCCTCGCGCATGGCGACCGTCATTTTCTGGCTGGGCAGTTCCGTCTTTTCCGCCGTCTGCTCGCCGACGATGGGCCGCTGGGTGATTTGCGGGTACGTCACTTTCCCAGCGGTAAGCGCGATCGACCGCGACGCCTGAACGACCGGCCTCGACTTGTCGATAACGTCGATTAGCTGCGCCAAATGCTGCGACGGGAGCAGGCCTGGGATATCGGCGGTAAGGGTGTTTGCAACCGCCCTGGTCAGACGGTCGCGGGCAGCCTCCCGAGCTGACGGTCCCCCGGCACGGGTCGCGATCGAATCGAACCGCGAAATGAGTTCGTCCCGCGCGTACTGGCCGAAGTTCCGATAGACGAGTTCGCCGCCCTCTGATTCAGGAGCGGACGGGGTCGACGTCGGGGTCGGTTCGGGGCGACCCGCCCGCGAAAGGACCGCGCGAGCGTCGCGCGACGACTGCCGCGCCTCCTCTAGGTCGAGCAGTTCCCCGATTTGCGGTTCGAGTTCTGCGAGCCGGGATCGCTGGCGGGAAATCAGTTCCCGCTCAGAATCGGACGGGTCGCGGTCCTCGCCTTCGGCGCTTTCGAGGATCGCGTCGATGTTCTCGTTCACGCGTTCCCGCTCGTCGACGAGGCGCTGCAAAACTGCGTTAGGCGGCATTCCTATACCTCCGTCGTGACTCGGATTCGACGGGGTGCCGCGGGTCCGGGGTGCCGCTAAAGCGGGGTGCCGGGTATGCGGGGTGCCGTTCTGCCCGCGTAGGTTACGCCCGGATTCCGACGTTTCGCAAGCGGTCGCGCTGCGACTCGTCGACCGTAGGGATTTCCAGGGCGGTAATCATTTCCGCTTTGGAACGATGAGCGGTAACGAGCGCCGCCGCATACGACGGGGTTCTGCAGAGGGAAACCTCGTCCAAATGGCAATGCTCCCGAACGACCGTACCCTCGGGAGTACGACGCCACCCGCCGCGGCGCAGGTCGGCGAAACCGATCGACAGGCCCGGGAGGATTCCCTCGTCGACGAGTTCGAGCGCTTGGTCGCCGATCATCCCGCCGAACACCCGGAACGTTCCGTACAACCCCGAGGTTTCGTCCGACAGTTCGACCGCCCTCCCGATAATGTCGGCCAGGCCGTCGCGGTGTTCGTACCGCAGTTCGATCCGGTTCGGCGCTTTCAGGTTGCGAGCGAACGCGCCCGCCTCGAATACCTCGAAATAGGCGGGACCTCCGGCGTCCTGAACGCGGGCAGCCTCCCCATAGGGAACGCAGCAACCTTCCAGCGTTCGCCCGTCGTCGCCGTGGCGCTCTAGGCGCAGCGTGAATGTTCTATGCAGAATCGGTTCGTTCATCCGGTTACGACCTCCAAAGCGGGTGGTTCGGCGGGCGACGGCTGGCCGACCGAGGGTTTCGCCCCCGGCGGTTCGTCGATCAGCGGCAGCGCTTCCCCTTCCGACAGGGGCGGGAGGTCGAACACGGCAGCCCGGTATTCGTCCTCCGTGACGACCCCGTCCGCGAGCGCTTTCGAGTAGATCGTTTGTTTCGCCGCGAGGTCGGGCGAGAGCAGAATCGACGGGTCGAACTCGACCCATGACCCCGACGGGACCCAGGTCGACAGGTGAGACTCGACCCGATGAGCGGCGGGGTACAACTCGGCCCGCCACCATGTTTCAAAAAGCATTTCGGGGTTCGAGTAATTCAGCCCCCCGGCCTGCTCCATATTCAGCATGAACGCGGGCACCCCGTAGGCGGCGGCAATCTGTTTCGCGTCCCATTCCCGCGACTCCAAAAGCATGAGGTCCTTGGGGTTGAAAGCGAATTCTTTATAGGCGACGTCTGGCGGCAAAACCGCAGGAGCGCCGTTCCGTTGCCCCGACCTCGACAACCATTGCGCCTGCAGCTCCTCGGCCTGTTCCTTGGTCACCCGGCGCGACGGCTGCAGGACCGCCCAGGGGATGCCGCCCCCGTTGTAGACCCCCGCGGCGAACGCTTCCGCTGCCGCCGCCGATGCGACATTCCCCGCGTACCCTTCCAGCGCTGAGGTCCCGCGTAACCCGCCTTTCGGGTCGCGGGTGATTTGCAGAATGTCGTCGGTAGCGAACCGCGTTTCGCCGATCCTGTAGGTACGCCCGCCACGGGGATTCGCCTCGACAACGACTTTCGCCGGGTCGAGGACCGTCCAGGTTTGCGGGTAGCCAGTCTGATAGCGCGACGTCACCCATAGGAACGCGTCGCCCCAGGCGTACATTGAATAAGCGGCAGCGAATACCGCCGACCCGATCCCGCCCGGAAACCAGACGGGGTCAGGGTTGCTCACCCAAAGCGGTTGATAGCCGCCACGGAAACGGAGCGGCATCGTTCCTATCTGCTGGGAAACGAGCTGTAGACAACGCGCGACGACCCCCAGCCGCGACGCCATCCCAGGGGAAACCCATGCCCCCGATTCGAGGTACCAACTAATCGAGGTCGGGTGCAACCCGGCGAGGTCGGGGTCGAGCGCTGCAGCGGCGTAGAAACTCTGCCGTTGTCGCTCCCGACGGCGACGCAGTCGCATGGGGTCCTAGAGTCGCAGGCGGCAACCGAAACCGCAATGGGAAATCATTTCCGCTAGTGGCGGTCGGGATTACCGGCGACAATACCGCCCGTGTCATGGCAACCCGTCGGCGACAGTCTCGCCGCCAGAGGACCAAAACCCCGCCTACGGCTCGTCGAAATGCCGCCATGGGCCGGATGGACGACGACGAGCGAATCCGCCAGGGCGATCCGCTGGATAGAGAAATACCTTCCCGTTCCCGTTGGCTACGGCCAGGGCCAGCCGATGAAACTGGCCGGGTTCCAACGCTCGATCATCCGATCCCTGTACGACAACCTCGCGACGTTCGTTTCGATCCCCGCCGCCAACGGGAAATCGACGCTGCTCGCAGCCGTCGCCGTCGAACGACTCTGCAGGGGCGACGCCTACGTCGAGGTCGACGTTCTAGCGACCAAGCGGGAACAAGCGGCAATCATGGTCGAGGCAGCGAAACGGTTCGTCGAAATGGTCCCCGAACTGTCCGACCGCTGCGTTTGGTACGCAAACCCGGGCATCCTCGAATTCAGGCCGACCGGATCGCGGCTAATGGCGCATCCCGCCCGACTGAGCGGCCTACAGGGGTTGAACTTCTCGCTCGCCGTAATCGACGAAATCGGGTTCGCCGACGACCCGCTCGTCGAGGCGCTAATCGCCCGGCTAGCGAAACGACCTGACGCCCGGCTCATCGGGATCGGCACCCCCGGATTCGACCCGAACATTCTGTACCGACTGCGAGAGGAATCCTTCGCCGGGTCGCTTCCCTCGGGCGTTTCCTACGTCGAGTTCAGCGCCCCGCCGGGAGCGGACCTCCACGACCGCCGAACCTGGGCGCAAGCGAACCCAGCGCTACGCGCCGGATTTATGACCCCCGCAGCCATAGCGATCCAGGCCGACCTACTGCCGGAACGCTCATTCCGCACGTACCACCTGGGCCAATGGGTCGAACAGACGGCTGGCTGGCTACCCGACGGCGCATGGAACGACTGTCCCGACGTCCTCCCGCCACCCGACGGGACCGAGGTCGTTATCGCCGTCGAGGGCACCTATCAGCGAACCCTCGCAGTCGTCGGCTGCGGACTAGACGGGTCCGTGTTCCATTGTTGGTCGGCGCAGGCCGCCCGCGACGACGAGCTGAAACGCGTCCTCGACGCTTGCGCCGACCGCTGGGAGGTCGTCGAGGTCACCCATCCCAAGCGAATCCGAACCGGCCTGTTCGCCGACCTCCGCCGCGACGGGATGCCGCTGCGACCATGGGACACGGGAGCCGACGTCGAGGCCGCGAGCGCTAACGAGTTCCACCGCGCGATCGTCGACGGACGACTGACGCATGACCATTCCCCGCTAATCGCCGACCATGTAGACCGGATGGCCGTCCGAACCATGGTCGACGGGTCGATCCGACTCGCCCGCCCCGAAACAGGGGAACCCTGCGACGCAGGCCTCGCAGCCCGGGCCGCTTGGTACCGGGCCGGGCAACTCGCAGCCAACGCCAGCGACGAACCGCTCGCGATCTACTAGCGTCCGAGGTTCCCCCTCGGGGTCGCCACGGGTGCCGGGTATCCGACCCGGCTGCCGTCGTTCAGTCGGTAACCGCAGCGCCCCGAGGGGGCCCTGCTACGCGGGCGCTCAGCACGGCTTCTCCTCTGGTGGGTGGGGGAGCAGACCCAGCCGCGAGATCGTGCAACTCGCAGTAGAGCTGGTTGTACGCTGCGGCCAGCCTCCGCTCGGGTTCGCCTCTGGCCGGGTCACGCGAGAACGGACGCTCAGCGGGGTAGTCGTTGATCGCCGCGAGAAGTTCGTCGGCCAGCGCATCTACAGATAGCACCGCTTCCGCGCCTCGGCCCACCCGTATACCTCCTGCTCGATAGGAACCGTGACCCCTACAGAGTAGCCCCACCGAGGACGCCGCGGTCGTCGACGCCCAGGCCCGCCATAACGTCGTCATCGTCGACGACTGGACGACCTACACAGACGACCTCGACGAGGCGGTCGTCGCTCACCGCGCGAGCGGCCAGCGGGCCGTCGTCGGAATGCCCCTCTGCGAGCGCTGCCACGAACACCCCATGACGACCGTTCAGGAGTACCGCGACGACGACAACCCGGCGCATTGGCCGAACCTCGTTACGCGCCGCTGCGACCGCTGCGCCAAGGACCTCCGCGATTACGTCGCGGTGCCGCGGATCGCAATGACGATCGTTCACGACACAGGACGCGAGGGTACGACCTGCGACGACTGCGGGGCACCGATCGCGCTAGGTGACACCTGCGACCATGCCGGGAGCCAGGATCGCGGGGCGATGCCGGGACCGTGACAAGCCTCGACCTCTAACCCCGCGTAAGACGACGACCCGCCCATCCCGGCGGGTCGTTGTCGTTCATGGGGTAGCGGCAGTCGCCGCCGGGCGCTATGGTCCCCCCGGCCGTCAGACTTCCCGCTTCCCTTGCGGTCCTGACGACTGACGACAGCGACGGCCCGCCGTCCTGCGGGCGGGCCGTCCGCTACTCCCCAGCCAAGACGACCTCGACCCGCAACCGGCGACGCTCAGCCTCGCGCAAAGTGTCGAGCGTCCCCGTCGAAACGCCATCCCAAAACGCGACGACGAGGTCGGGCCGCAGGTCGAGCATGGCACGGTTACGGATCGGCCCCGCCGACCGACCGAACCCCAGCCAGTCGGCTGGCAGCTCGACGACCTCGAACCCAAGACGACGAGCAACGATCCCGGCCCGAACATCGGCACCCCTCGCCCCGCCGTGAATGATCGTTGTTCCTCGCGGCAACCGGCCCAGCCGCTCCTCGATCGCGTCGACGTCGCGCCACGACCGCGACCCACAGACGAGGACCTTCACGGCGAAAAAATTTCCGGCCGAAAAATTTTCCCGGCCTCGCGTTGTCGGCGGCGACAACGGAATTTTTTAGGCGGGCCGAACTGCGGAGAGTGCCAGTCTCCGACTCTCAGTAAGACTGTCGCCAACGCTGGCAACGGGTCGCGAGCTGTCGTCACCGCTGGCAACCGATCCCTAGGGGCGCGAATGGATCGCCCAGCGTAGGTCGCGCCACCAACGCCGCAGCCGCCGGACGACTCGGACGCCCTTCACTAGTGCGGCCCGGTCGGGATGATCCAGACGAATAGCCAGACGAACAGGGCCAACGCGACCGCGAGGAGCGCCAGCCCTGCCGCCGACCTCACTCGGGATGGACCTCCCGCCGCAGGTCGGGGTCGCTCGACGCAGCGCCCGCATCCCAGGCCGCTTTGTCGACGTCGGACGGGTGGAACTCATCCCGTAGCGGTTCGTTTTCAACTCGTGAGACAACGACGACGAACCGCCCGTATTCGTGAACCGTCAGGATGGCGAACGCGATTGAGTCGCCGTCGCTTACGTCGTCGAGCAGGTGGCGAATACGGGTTCCCCGACCGCGCGAGCAGACTGTCGAGGACGACCTGGGAGCGGGGGACCTGTCGCCGCGTCGGGTTCATCGTCGCTGGGTTCCGAATGCGAACTCGCGTCGCAGCATGGCGGCGGTCACGGGCGAGGCAAAGTGATAGCGAGCGGTCACGTTCGCCATAACCTCGATCATCGCGGCATCGGGGAGCGCTTCCAGGGTTCGGAACTGCGACGCCTTGACCTTGGCCCGGACGATCCGCAGCCCGCTATCGCTCAGCCCCCAGGATTTCTGCCTATGGGCGGGTTGGTTCGGGCGCTGCTCGATCATCCCGAGGCGCTTCATCCATGACAACCGCTGCGCGATCGGAACCTTGTCGTCGCCGAACCCCAGCGCCCGGGCTAGGTGTTCGGTGTCGACCCAGCCGTCGTCATCGGCCTCGGCCTCGACTTTCAGCATTATGTCGAGGTCGCGGAAGTCATACATGCTCGCATGACGTCGGGTTCCGTTTCGGCTGGCCATGGGCTAGACCTCCGTTAGCTTGTAGATATGGCGGCGGTTCGACGGGTCGACCCTGTCGAGTCTGATAACGCCCCGCTCGTTCAGGACGAGAATCGCCTTATTGAGTGTGAACTCTGACATTCGCCGGGCGAACGCCTCGTCGCGCATGATCCCAGCGCCATAGAACTCCTCGCTCCCATAGTGGCGGCGTAGGAACCGCTCGACCTCGTCGACCTTCTCGTCGGAAACCGCGACCTTTCCGCTCACGTTCCGATGACTGTCCTTGCTCCACCTCGGCTTACCGCCGTTCGAGCGGCCCGGGCCGGGTTCGGCGGGGTCGGCTGCCCGGATGATTTTCGCCAGCCGGTTTCGATCCTCGCGGGCCGCTGCTAGTTCCTGTTCCTTTTCCGTCACGGTCGACTCGGCCGCTGCGAGCGCTCGTCGAAAGACGTCGAGCGCCGCTTCATAGTCGACCTTTTCGAGTTCAGGCATGGTTGCTCCCGTTCGTTGCGGATTCGAGTTGCGCCAGCAACTCCTCGACTCTGTTCTGCAGTCGCCGCAGCTCGTCGTCGCGTTCGTACCCGTATTCGAGGTACGCCGCGGTAACGTCGAGCGCTGCCGCCAGTTCTCGAATGACTCGAACCGACGCCATCCGATGATCGGCCTCTAGCCGTGAAACGTGAGCGTACGACACCCCCTCACACTGGCTAGCGACGTCGCGTTGACTCAACCTGCGGGCCTCCCGCAACCGGCGCAAGCGCTGGCCAAACGACTCGCCTCCATAGACGCGGTCGTAATAGGTTAGGTCGACGACGCTGCGGCGAGTCGTCACAGGCCGTAGGTTGCCAGTCGGCAGTCGTTTCCGCAACCGGAAGTCATTTCCGCTTAGCCGCTCGCTTGGCTGCAGCCCGGACCGAGGAGTTCGAGGAGCGCAGCCCGCGGCGAACGATCGTCGCCCGCGACCCGCTCGTCGTCTTGCGCCCCGCGTAGCTCAGCGCCGCCCGGAACCGCTTTGCCGTATTGATCGGATATTCCCGTGTTTTCGGGTAGGCGAACTGCGACGCGGGGAGGCGCTTCACCCCCTTGGCAGTCGACTTTTTCCCCGGCCTCGGTTGCGGTCGCTTCCTCGCTTTGGCCATCCTCATCCCCCTAGGTCGATCGCGCCGGGCCATACCCGCCGGTCACCCGTCGCCGCTAGACGGGACCCCAGGCGAGCGCCACGGCTGCAGTTACAGGAGCGGCAGAGAGGGCGCAGGTTTGAGGGAACGTCGGTTCCCCCCAGCGCCAGCGGTCGAACATGGTCGACCGTGTCGGCATAGCCGCCACAGAGGGCGCAGGTCCGACCGTCGCGAGCGAAAACGACCTCGCGCAGCCGACGCCAACGCCGCGCCGACCTACGCCTCGCCATCGTCCCGTTCCCTCTGTCGTTGTTCGTGCAAGCGAACCCATTCCTCTAGCCGAGTGACCTTGTCCCGGGTTCGGACGAGCGCCACGGCGAGCGCAGCGATAGCAGCGGCCAGAGTGCCGCTTGTCGCGACGAGGTCGCCCGACATTTCAGACGTTCACCGCTTGGCGGCTGGGGGAGCGAGGGAGAATGCGGCCATTCATCCCGCCCAACCGCCAAGCGACCTGTTCGCCCCTACTCCTCGCCCTCGCCCTCCTCGTCGTCAGACGGTTTCGGCTCGTCGGGTGAGTCTGGCGGCTGGGGCGTTTCAGTCTCGAACATGCGAACCCCCTTTCGTTCACGACGATAGCGCCATCCCTTCATAGATCGTTAGTTGCCCGTTGCGCTCCTCGGCTAGTCGAGCGTAACCCGGGTTTAGCTCGATCCCGATAGCGTCGCGCCCGAGGTCGCGGGCAACCTTCGCGGTCGTCCCCGAACCGAGGAACGGGTCGAGGACCGTCCCACCTGGGGGGCACCCGGCGAGGATGCAACGGCGGGGTAGCTCCTCGGGGAACGGCGCGAAATGCGCCTCGGGATATGGCTGGGTCGGGACCGACCAAACCGACCGCATGTTCCTTCCGAGGTCGGGGTCGCCACGGGACCCGCCACCCAGCCCCGCCGCTTTCCCGACCTCCTCGCCATAGGGCGTTAGGTTCCCGTTCCACGGTCGCGGCGTCGACCTGTCGCTGAACGGTTCCCTGACCGCGTCGGGGTCGTAGAAATAGCGCCGCGAGCGGGCGAGCAAAAACACCTGTTCGTGAGACTTGGTCGGCCGGTCCCTCACCGACTCCGGCATGGCGTTGGGTTTCGACCAGACGATTTCAGCTCGCAGGAACCAACCGTCGTCCTGCAGGGCGAACGCGACTCGCCAGGGGATACCGACGACGTCTTTCGGCTTCATCCCCGCGACCGCTGGGCGGCGACGATCGCCGCGCCCCTGTTTCGCAGCGCCGACCGGACGACCTAGCCGCTCGTTCATCCCGACGACCCGCTGGCCGCTCGACCCCGTCGCGTAGCAATCCCCGAGGTTCAACCAAACGGTTCCGTCGCGGCGTAGCACCCGGCGAACCGCTCGAAAGACGTCGACGAGTCGGTCGACGTACTCCTCGGGGGTCGCTTCCATCCCGAACTGTCGGTCGACGCGACGAGCGCCGCAGCGCCCGCAGCGATCCCGATAGAACCGTGACGATTCCTGCGTCGCCTTGCCCCCTTCCAGCGTCGAGGTCGTCGACCCGTAGGGAACCGAATGGTCGCAGCCATCCTCGCCGCCCGCCCATGACCCCGTCCCGTAGTCACGTAGACCCCAGTACGGCGGCGACGTCACGACGCAATGAACCGACTCGTCGGCGAGTTCGGCCAACCCGTCGAGGACGTCGGCGACGATCAGCCGAACCCCGATCATTCCGCCGGGCCTCGCATCCCCGCTCGTTCGAGCAGTTCGACGAACGCCATAAAGTCGAGGACCGCGACGGGGTGTTTGCCGCCGTCGAACGCGACCCGGTCGCCATGCTCAGCGATAACGAGCAGCCAGGGTCGACGATCCGCCTTCCCGTTTCGCCGCGCCTGCGCGACCCATGACTGCCGGAGTTGATAGCGGGTCGTTCGCTTGACCTCGACCGCGAAGCGGCAGCGCCCGTCGTCGTCCGACCCGCGGGCGTACCCGCCCGGCCCGATACTCGGGCGTCGCTCGACCCCCAGCGCCCGGCAAATCCGCCGTTCGAGGTCCTTCCAGGCGACGCCGCTCATGCGCTCCCGTTCACCTGCTCGACGAGTCGTTCGACGACGTCGGGATCGCGTATGCCGAACTCCTCTGCGATGACGACCGCCAGCCGGTCGCGCGGATAATGATTGGCGCTCCCGTTTCGTATCCACGCCTCGACGCGGGCGATGTTCCTCGGGTTGGTCCCGAGTGACCTCGGTTTTCGGGGTAGAGGGATAAAGGGT